GCTGCGCCCCGAGTTTTTTATAGGCTTCGATATGATCAGAGCCTTTCGCCTCGCGACCGAGAATCAGTTCGTCTTTCCCGGTTTTGCGAGACTTTCCGATGAGGATAAATGTTCTCATGTTAGTAAGTTCGCGGCGGTGTATTTCAACCGCCGCGATTTTGAGACGGTTAGGACGTGATACGCTTCGCGGCTTCGACCTGGCCCTTGTTGTAGCCGTAGTTGCATTCCACGACTTCGCGCTCCTCGTCTTGGTCAGGATTGCCCCAGTGCCGATACTCGAAGCTGATACCGAGGTCGGGGTCAACCACGACATCGTAGCTCAAGAGCTGCTGACGAACTGCAGGTCCGGGCGCAATCGGCGATGTGGCAACCAGCGCCGCTGGCGGCAAGACCGCCAAGCCGATAAGGTTTTCACCATTGGCAGGGAATCGCGGAGTCTGGAAGATGTCAAAGCGATCGACACGACCCGTTGAGCCCTCGCGCAATGTGGAGTCACTGCCAGACTTGTCTGCGTTCTTGAGCGACGGGTCTTTGCGAAGGTTTCCATGATAGGACGACTTCAAAACCAGCGCGCGACCAGCATCCGGCCATTCGGCTTCATCGCAAGCGGTGGCGATGTCGGTGACGTCATCGCTGTCGAATGTGTCGGCGGCTTCAGCCTTCACCGCCGCACCGTAGTCAGCCAGCGTGAAGAGCGAAAGGACATCGGTCCAGACATCAATGCCAAGCTGCTCTGCCTTCATCATCATCAGGCGTTCCACGTCAAAATACGGCTGACGCGCAAGCTGGTGAGAATAGAAGTTGAACGGCTTGTATTTCCGCTTGTTGATCGTGACGTCCTTGTCTTCAGTGTCAGAGCTTTCATTGAACTCGTAACCAGTGCCATCTGCGAAGTCGTTCGCGGCAGCGGTGTCGAGTGGGTAATAAGGCACAGCTATCTTGTTCGTGCCTTCAAGCGGAATGTTGTTGAACCGCGTGGAAAAGATTCCGAGGTTCACGATGTTGCGCTTGAATGCACGCATACCCTGCGTGAGGATGACATTGCGCTTCAGGTCGGCGCTGATGTTGTTCGCGTTGAAAGCCTGACGCAGCTTCTGGAGGTTCTTTGTCACCAGTTGCGCGATGACGATGGCATTCTTTTGAATCGCCTTCACGTCGGGAGACTGGCGCTTCTCAATCGCGGCAATGATCGGCGCGCGAAGGTTCTTCACTGCGGTTTCGCAATCGGCAACGCTGTCGCCAATCTGCTCAACGCTCACACCGTCCACCGGCTCGGCTGCGACCGGCATGATCGGATTCTCGCGCAAGGCAGCAATTTGAGTGTCCCACTGATCGAACGGCGTTTTGAGAACGCGGTCCATTTGCGCTTTCGTGATGCGGTTTTCGCCAACCATTTCAAGCAGCGAAGCCTTGCAATCAGTGCGACGTTCGGCGGCTTGAACCGCTGTAGCTACTGCGTTGTTCACATCAGCTACCGTCATCGGAATGACATTCTGCGCAGCAGTCGGCGCGGCCTCACCTTTGAATGCGGCGATGGCGGCAGTGCGGCCCATTGCAATGAGTTCATCAAGCCGCGCGTCGGTGACGCTGGCTTCATCTTTGACCATGACGCCCCAGCCGTTCAGCAGGGCGATTCGTTGTGCTCGATTCATACTATTTTCTTCTGTTTGGTTTTTGGTTTGTGCTTTGCCCTGCGGAGGCAGAGCGGAAATTACGTTGAGAATCTCGGGAGAAATATTTTTGCAGCGCTGGATGAAGTCTGGATGGAACTGGCGATAGCTCGCCTGCGATCCGTCGTTGTCCTCAGTCTCGTCAGCGAGTCCGTATTCGATGGCCTTCGCGCCACGAATCCACGTCTCAGCCTTCATCCAGCCTTCCCACTCTTCCTTGGTCTTTCCGGTTTCGGAAACGTAAATATCAACCAGCGTCTCGTTGTGCTCGCGCAACATCTGCGCGGCGCGGTCCATGTCTTCGTCGTTGCCTTGTGCGTATGACCAAGCTTTGTGCGTCATCCAGATGGCAGACTTCGGACTGATAACCTTGTTGGCTGCGAGGGGGAAAACGGAAGCGATTGATACCGCGTAACCGGAGATCTTGGCGGTGATTTCAGCACTGCGCTCTTTGATGGCGTTATAGATTCCAAGCCCCTCTTGAACGCTTCCACCTTCGGAATTGATGAGTAGTGTGATTCGGCTTCCTTTGGGGATTTCTTTGAGTGCATTACGAAACTCGCTTTCCGTGATTCCTGATTCATCCCACCAACTGCCACCGACTGCACCAATCAAAACGATTTCATGCTCGCCATTGCCTTGGTTGCGGACTTCAAGCCGGTTTTCCAGAGAGACATCCGTGATGCCTTTTTGCCGCAGTGCGTCCAGAGCTTCTTTCGGACGCTGCGATTGACGCACGACGGGAACAAAGGCGAAAATGTTTGGTGAAATTTTCATGCTGGTTGCAAATCCTCTTGCTGTTGGAGCTTGTTGTTTTCACTCATCTCGTTCCGCAGCGACTCAGCGATGGCTTTGCGGATGCGGTCGGCGGAAAGACCAGATTCGCCAGCGATGCGGTCGATGAACTTCTCTTCACGAGCGCGCTGGCGGATCGGCTGACGCCAGTCCTGCCCACGCATTCCGTATTGCTCTTCAAGGGTCGTTAGACCGGATTCCAAAGCGGAGATAGTCGCGGCCATGTTGCGCCCGATATCCACGTTTGGAGAGGCTGGGGGGCGGATGTTGACGCGCGTCGCCCAATCCGCAGGAGCGTCAGCAACTCGCACGTCTTGAAAGCGGGCCGTGCCGAGAGCGTAAAGGTAAATCTGATAAGCCGCCGATTGGAATGATGCGAATCGCGCGCGGAAGAAGTTGGTTGAGAGATCGTATTCACCGCGCGCAACCGTGCCTTGAATGCTCCACGGGAAAACCAAGAGCTTCGAGAATCCGATGCCGGAACAAATCAGCGACGCCACATAATCCATGAACCACTGCGATGTGACCGATGGGCGCTGACTGGCGAGTTGCTTGATGTCTTCGTCCATGCCGATGGCGACGTTGCGACCGCCAACAATGCGTTGGAAAAATTTGGTGCGCTCTTCGATGACTTCAGCGCCTGAGCTGTTCTGCGTATGTCCGGTGGCGCGTTCACGGCGAAGCTGGTCGGGAGTCTTTTCTCCGCTCTTGGTCTTCCAGATGTTGGTGATGGATGCCGCATCCTTTGCCGCCTTCATCTCGAACATCAGCAGGTCGTTCCAATCGTGCAGCAGGTTCATCACCGGCGTGAGCATCGGCAAGCCGCGATATTGGCCGGGTGATTCCGGCTCGAAGATGTGAACGACTTCGTTTGCATTGCGCAAAGTGAACTTGTCCTCTTCGAATCCCTCTTGGATGTGGTAGCCAACCGGGCGACCGCGACCGTCAATCTGCACACCGTCAACGATGGTCTTTCCTTCTTGCTCGTATTTTTCAGGAGGTGTGGCGACACGATGCGCTGAGATACCTTGGATGCGCGGACGATTGCCTTCACCTTTCGTTTTCAGGATGAAGAATTCACCGTCGAAGAAACGACGCCAGGCGGCAGTCGTCATCACGCCACCGTAACCAAAACGCGAGGTCAGGTCGGCAACCGGATTCCATTCTTCCAGCCAGTCGGATGCGCGCTGATTCCAGTCTTCGTCAGCGGTCGCCGGCGAGATGGGAGGACCATACGCGCCGACGGTGAATTCAGTGAAGACTTCGGCGAGACGATTGGCGAGAGGATCATTCTTTTCAAACCAGCGCGACTTGCGAACGAGTTCGGTGCGGACGCATTCAGTCGCATCGAAGCGCGGGTCTTGAACGTAACCATGCAGGTAGCTGCGGTCTTTTTGGAAACGTTTTCCGGCTTCGTATTCGGCGAGAATTTTCCGCAGTCCGTCAGCCTCGCGATTTGCATTCGCAATACTGCGTCGCTCAAAAGCAGAGCCGGAAATTTTCAGGCGAGGCATCATCGGCACACCTCTGAATAATCATTCTCCCATTCGGTGACGCCACCAGCGGAAAGCAGCGCCACCATTTCGGCGTAAATCGCTTCATCACCCACACCAAGTTGTGCGAGGATTTTATCATGCAGCGTGATGAGTTCACGCCACATCTCCGCGATGTCCTGCTGGGTTGCGCCAGCGTTGGAGTAGGTGTGTGAGCGTCCGTTAGCGGTGAGGCTGACGATTGTTCCGCCGGAGAGTCCGATACGAACTGCTTTTTCCAACTCACGAAGCTTCTGACGCAGCCCGCCGTCGCCTTCCGGCGCGTCGTCCCATGCGTCTTCCAAGAATCCAAGTTTCAGTTTCGCAGTTACTGCCACGAAACCAATTTCGCAGGCTTAGCGCCTTCCTGATACTGACTTGAAATTGCGATACCCCTGAAACAGCATAAAGTGAAACATCGCCTGCGCTCGCGTTCGTGCGTTTAGCTTAATAAAAACGGTGCGAATGTGACGGTTTACCGTGTGGCTGGAAATGTCGAGACGGGATGCAATTTGCGAGTCGGTTAGCCCATCGG